GAGCTTCGCAATGCGCAACTCCTTCCACTCGCGGCTGTTGTATATCTCCGCCTTATCCTTCTGCTGCTTGGGGTTACGGCATCGCCATGATGTCGGTAGCTTCTTGCTCATTTGAAATACTTATCGTGAATGCGGTTGATGATGTTATCCAAATGCCTTCGCTTGTCGGCGAGTTGTGTGCGCCACTTGTCGAAGTCTGACTGAAGACAGATGTTGGCATGACGATTGCGCTTCTCACCAATTCTGCAATACTTCAACCTCCATTCAAGAGCGTTGATTTCTTCCTTAATGTCAGCAGTCTCAGCGTCCACCTCCTTTTCATACTTCTTTAGTTTGGTATATGACACCTTTGCCCGTCGGCACCTTTCAACGAATGCCCTGTGCTCTACCTTATCAAGTGGCTGTTCGTCTTCCAGTTCGATGTCTGTCTGCTGCTCCAAATCGAGCATACTTGCAAAATCTGTGTTGCTCATATTATTTCTTCAATCCATTGTCTTACCAGTTCGCGCATATCGTCGAAGGTGATGGGCAGCTGGCGGTGGAATCCCTCGCGGTCGGTCATGGTGATCAGCCAGCAGTCCTTCGCCTTCTTGTCGCGCTTCAGGGTTATCCCCATATCCTTTCATTAGTAAAAGTGAATCCTTGATCATTGAGAGCAGACATGACATGTATGATGGTGGTTGGTGTACCAAGGTGATTGAGACATGTGCAATCGGGGTCATTCCAATCTACATGCGATGTCATAAACCTGTCGGCATACACCGTCCACTCCATCCTACCCTCCCAGACTGCCAGAACTCCGACGCGATCACCTTTGCTGAAGAACATCGTCTTAATGTAGTCGCCTTCTGGCTGGGTGATTTTTTCGTCGGCTGCTTTCAACCGGTCTCTTTTGTTGATAAATCCTTGTGCCGAGAATGCCATAGTCGTTTCTTTTTACCATTCATAGCCAAATGGTCTGAATCCTTGCGCCTCCAGCTCGCGCTCCAACTCGATGTTAGGCTTGTGCGGCTTGCGGGGCTTGGAGTATTGGAATTTCTCATCATCAGGTACCATCGCCGTCCTCCTTTCCTTCATCGAAGTTGAGCGTTGGCATGGTGTCAGGCGAGTAGGATTTCTTGCGCTTGGTGCGCTCACCGTAGGCGAGTGCCTTGCCATTGTCGGCCCGTTGGTTGTCGGCGAAGATTTGCGGTATCTCTTCATCGAGTCGAGTGATGGTGTAGGCATCGACCATTTCCATCAAACACTCGAACACGCTGGAGCATTCAAGGTCTTGCATGTGGCGACGGAGTTTCATGTAACTGTCTGGCGCACATTTCTCGATGACGTACTCCACGATCTGTTGCACGTTGTGGGTCTCGTTCCACTGCCCGTCGAACCAGGTACGCTCAACCATTACCGGCTTGTAACCCTTCTTGCCTTTCACGTTGATGAAGTACACCGCAGCATCTATCTTCCCTTCGGCGTTGGCATCCACGAGCGATGCAGCATCCTTGAAGCCAGGCACCATACTGAACATCTGTATCATCTTCGCCATCGCTGCCGAGAGGTTGTGTCGGTCGTCCATCATGCGTATGGTGACTTCTATCATCAGTTGTAGCCATTGGTATTCGTTGAGTCCCATGCTCTTCAGTATGCGGTTGAGTTGTTCCTTCACCTCCGTCGCCACCTTCGTCGAGACGTTCTCAAAGCGTTCATTATTCATTCTGATTTCGTTTAAAGTTGTATCGTTGTCTGAGTATCTCCCTCCACATTCTGACGCGAGGGTCAGCCATTTCGATGGGATCAAGGAAGGGCTCGTCGGAGTGCCATATCTCGGTGATGATGTCGCCAACCTTGACGGGTTCCTGCTTAGGTTCTTCCTTGCGAGGCCCTTCGCCCGTGCGCATCATACGGATGGCAATGTCAGCCACGTCAGCCTTGTCACCGTCTTCCTTACGCCAACAGGTATCGAAGAAGTATGTATAGAGTCGGCACTTGTCGTAGCCTAACTTGTCACACACCTCCTGCCAGTCGTCGCGCCCGTCCTTGTCTGGCCACAGCCAGATGGTTCGCCCTTGGTCGATGAACGGTTGAAGGCTGTCGAGTTGCAAATGCTTCAGACCGCCGCAAGCCAGCCACAGCTGGGTGTCGGGGTCGCCGTAGTAGTTGGCCATCACGATGGCAGTCTTCTCTGATTCCACGATGTTCACCACTGCCTTCTGGTAGCGGTTCATCATATGGGAACCAAACAGCGGCTTGATGATTTCGTGCTTGTCGGGCTCGAGTTGTTGGCGGCATCCGTCCTGATTGTATATCCAACCTGGGTGAGCCTGCTTGTCGCGGTGGCCGTCGGGCAGGTACTTCATCAGTTTGGCGGATCGCGGTATGCCGTTGTGGTCTATCTGCCAGAATACCACGCGCCCATCCTTCCAACCGCCTATGCAGTACATCCATAGTGTCTGCTGCAACCGCGCCCGCTGCTCATCATCCCACGGCAGATGTTTCAGCCAATAGATGAAGAGCGTCTGGTCGCCACCGATCTCCATTGTGCGACGGACATACGACCGAGGTATCTCCAGCACGGGTAATGGTGCGGGCTTCGGTCGTGGTGGCGGTGGCGTATAGTTCAGCGGAATATCATCAACCGGCTCGTTATACTTCTTTCCCAGCCATCGGATAGCATCAGGGAACGATATCCGCTCGTGCGCCATCAGGAATTGAACGGGACCTCCCTTGGCATCGCAGACGAAGCAGCGGTAAGTGTTGCCGTGTCTGGCTTCGGGGATGCTCGACGGCCGCACGATGAAGTTGCCATCTGTTCTGTCGTCGTGGAATGGGCACAAGCCTGTTAGGTTTACGCCCGCATTGCGGAGGTCTACGAAGTCGCCCACGACTTCCTCAATCTTCGCGCGGTCAATGACTCGCTTTACTACTTCGTCTGGTATCTTTGGCATAGGTCGTTTTTTTTAATTCAAGCGGTTGAATTTGAAGATTCAAGCGGTTGAGTTTGAAAAGTCAAGCGGTTGAATTTCTGGAGTCGATTATCTGTAAAACCATAAACGTGCGTGTGCGTGTGCGCTACGCGCGTCGCCCGCTGGCCCGTGTACCCTTCCACACCCCGTAAAAATAATAATAACATAGTTATTATTTTTACTTGGGGGTGTGGGGGTATGTGGGGCTAAGCGAGGGTGTAGTCGATTCTGTTGCCATTTTGTTGTGGCTTGATAATCTCCATACCTTCGGCCTTACTGACCATGTATTCGGCCACATTCCGCTTCTTGCCTTTCAACATGAGAGCGTTAACGATGGCGGTCTTTGTGGATGGCCTGTTGTTGAACAGCTTGAATATCTGTTGCATGCATTTCTTCACATCTTCGGGTGAAGGAAGATTTGATTCTGATTCGTCGTCATCCTCGATAAGTGAGGCTGTGCGTTTGGCGATGTCGATATAAGTCTTGATAGACTCGTTTGTTATTGGCCATTGAATGTCTGGGTCTGCCAAGGCTCCGCTAATCAGATTGATCGTCGCCATGTAGAGTTGTGATGGTGATACTTTCATTTGTGTAATTCGTTAAATTCGTTGCTTAAAATTCTGGAATCTCATTGTCAGGCCTATCGAACGGAAGTTGCTCGGATGTGTCCTGCGGCAGTTCCTTGAGTCCGTTATAATGATACTTTCGCTTGTCGCTCTTGTAGACGATTCCCGCCTCCATAGCAATATTGAAGAGTGTAGAGATCTTTCGGTTAGATGTCACTCCTTTGCTCTTCAGATGTCGTTCGAGGTCGGTGTAAGTTGCTCCTGCTGAAGTCCAGTTGTAAGCCTTGAAGTAGTCGTCGGCCTCCTGTTTTTCTTGCTGCTCCTTCTGAGCGGCCTTGTCGTTGTCGGGAATGCGCTGCCCATTGTCCTCAATCTCAACAGGCTGACCCCAGCCTCCGGCATTGGTGATGTATTGGAACAGCCAATCTGCTACGTCACGACCACGGGCTTTGTTCTGCTTCACGCGGAAGTAGATGTCGGGCAGATCGTCGCGCTTCTCGTTAGGTTTCAGATCAACTTGTTTCACCTTGATGACGGAGAAGATTTCCGACACCTTGCGCTGGGTGATGCTGCCCAAGGTGCCGACCAACTTGTCAACCATCGGGTTCTCATGGAGCACAGCCCACAGCGAGGTGTCGTAGTACGTCGCCAGCATCATGCACTTGCGGATGATGGGCTGACACTCCTTCTGGTCGTTGTAGTCCTCCACGATGTCGAGCATTCCGTCCAGGAATATGTCGGTGGGTTGAACCTGCCAAATGGCTTTCAGTATCTTCTTCCATCGGTCTGACGCAAGTTCTGTGTCTCGCAGCCTGAGGATAAAGAAATGCTCCTTGGCTTCATCTTTCGGCACACCCGACATCGAGATCACGCGGTTCTTGAAGGCGATGGTATCATCTTTACCCTGCTCCGTGTCGATGTGAAGGATGCGTGTCGGTCGCTGCTGGAATACTGGCCTATGGTCGTCGCCTGTCAGGATGTTGCCCTGTTCGTCGCGCACGATGTGACCAACGTCGCGTGCCAATGTATTGCCAAACTGCCTGCCCAACGTCGCCGCCTCCAGCTGTGACATCAGTCCAGTCTTTCCGTTGCCCGGCTTGCCTGAGATGATATGCAACTCGCCGACATCGGCAAACGGCACACCGTCGCGCTCCATCGTGTATCGTGGCGGTCGGTAGGGTTCGTCGAAGTCGAGGAAATCATCATCGACTTTCGTTTCAAACCACTCGTCACCTTGCAGGAAGTCAGGCTTCTGCGGTTGCGGTTCCATCGCTCCTGGCAGTGGTATCTTATTTTCTTCGTTCATAATTCCTATATCTCCCTGTATGAGTGTATCTGCCTTTGTAGGCATACTGATTATAGTCTGGCGATCTTGTCAGACCTAACTTCTTCGCTCGGAGTCTCACCGTGTTGTCTGAGCAACCTATCACCTTGGCAATGTCACCGTTCGGAGTTGTTGGGTACATCTTCCGTAAGATGGCATCCTTTTCATCATTCCAGATGGTAAAGAACCGTTTAGTATTTTCCATTCTTCTTGACTCTCTTTTTGATTACACGCTGGCCCTTTGTCATCTGTGACTCATCGACAGGATTCAATGGTCTTGCTGTGCCAACGAGCAACTTGTCGAACTTCTTCAGCTTCAGTTGAAGTTGCTCTATTTCCATGCGTAAGTCAACGTTCTCACGCCACAGCCTCTCATAGTCCGCTTTGTACTTCTCGGCTTGCTCGTTGGCCCTCGCCTGAGCACGAATGGCGACATTTTCGTTGCTGTGCGCTCGCTTGGTCTCGGCCATTAGCGTGGCGTTGCACATCAGCGCACTCTTAATGTCCTGCCAATTCGCACAGGCTTCGACGATAGCCGCCAGCGTCTCATGGTCTACATATTCGAGCATTTCGAGACCAAGACGGACAAAGACCTCGTTCACCAGCTGCTCGGCTGTGAAACAAATATATTCATGACCGTCTACTGTGAAAGCATATCCGTTCGGCAGCGTCGCCACAGATACCCGATGGGGCATCTCGCGGGTTTTGTATTTCTTCGCCATAGTTCCTTTTGATTGATTTACTTCTGCTGTTTGCGCCACACGCGATTAGGCAGGCGGTTGCTCTGATTCTGGAAATTCCGCTGAGTCCAACCAGTCGGATTGGACTCAGGGAAATACTTGTTAGAATGGCAGGTCATCATCGGTCGCGGGTATTTGAGGTGGGAATGGTACTTGCGGCTGTGGCTGATATGCGGGTTGTGCTTGCGGTGCAGGCTGCTGCTGTGCTCCGGCGATTTCGAGACGATAGCAGCGATTGTCCTGGATTCTTATAAATCCTGATCCATCCTTCTTGGCAACCGTCTTTACTTTCAGACTGAAGCCACAGCGACATGGTATGTGTGCCACGTTCAGCTTTACCACGTCATTCTCCACGACTGCCTTATTATCAGCACCGCGAACGATAAACGGCGCAATCTTCGCCATCAGATTTGTATCAAACGTGCTGACGATGGCCGAGTCCTCAAACCGCTGCTCACCGTTCTCATAATAGGCGAATACGAAAGACAAATCAGTCCATGTCGTACCGTCCTGGCGAGTGCCAGTCCTTGCTGGCAGCACCGCCGTAATTCTTCCTTCAAATTCCATAATCTTATTATTAAAAAATCTATTACAACATGTTATAATATTCCTTTGCTCTGTCATACATTTCGCGGTCGTTGAGTATCTGAGCGCGACAACGATCAAACTCTTCCTGCTGCATACCGCTGGTCATCTCGTAGGTGATAAATGTACGCACGATGAAGATACCATCGACCATATGACCCAGCAGCACGCCATCGTTGACGCAGCAGGCTTGATGCTCTTCACCGTTCCAACGAACACTGCGGGCCATCACCCGATTGTTATGGGTGTCTTTTCCGTGCGTATTGTGTGAGAAGTAGTGCTTAATCAGTTCGGTGCCCGATTTCTGCACGTTTCCCCTATCTGGGTCTTGATAACGTTTCCACATGTGAGGAGTCAGCACCATCGGTAAAATCAGTTTTTGGTCTGCCACCCAGCTGGTATAGACATACAGCCCGCCATTCATATGGCGCGGCACGGCTATGCCCGTCAGGATGTTCTTCATCTTTTTATTGAATATTCGCGTAAAGAATAGGTATCTGTTCTTGCGTGCTGATGTGTAGTCAAACCAAAGACTCAACGGGAAGCGAGTGCTCTTCAGTACACGTCGCCTTTGATTCCATAGGTTGTGCCGCCACCACGTTGTCACTGCTACTCGCTCACGTTCCAGCTCTTTATAGACCTCTGCATGAGTCATACTTTCGACAATCATAGGACCTAATTTTTATTATTACTCTTTTCCGATAGTTCAATCATCTTGCGCTCTTCATCGGTCATGGTGTCGAGCGTCACCTGCTTGAACTCAGGGAACTTTTTGAATACCAACTGTGCCGCTTCATAGGCTCGCGTCATTTCCTTTTGGAACTTCTCGGCCAAAGCCTTGATCTGAGCGACACCGCCCATCTCATCTTTGTTGGCCTCAATCGCCACACCGATGTTGTCTATGTTCTTGGATAGTGTTATCTTCATTGCTTTTTATATCTGTATTTATACCCCGCTTTTGAATAACCTTTCACATTGCCGCGACAATGATCGTTGATGGCTTTCTGAGAAAGATTGTTCATCTCGGCTGCTTCCGATACACTTTTATAAGTTGCAACCACGCGGCCATTCCTTGCCACCTTTTCGATGGGTCTCATGAAATGGTTGCCTTGGTCACCTCCTCTGTTGTCGTCGAGTTTCAAACCCTGGCGAGCCAAATAGTCTTTGGCTTCAGCACGGAGTTCTGCGGATTTCTCCACGCCGCACAATTCTGCATTTTGTTCGATGCGTCGTGGTGTCACCTCAAACTCCCCGGCCAGTTTCTTCGTAGGTGTAAATGGGAATGCAGCCATAATGGTGGCAAAAGCATCCATCTGACGGTCAAACGCTGCGGCCTTGCCTGATTCTATCTCACGCCTGGCTGTAGCAAGTTTGCTCACCAATTCTCTATTGACTCGCTGAAGATTTTCCACCTTGTCGCGCAATGCTCCGATGGTGTCCAGATTCTCGTTTCTTACTCTTTGGAGTTCCTTTTCGAGTTTCTTCGTCTCCTCCAGCTGGTGCTTGCTGATGACGCTCACCTTCGGCTCTTTCGCCTTCGCCCGCAGCTGTCGCACTTCGATTTGGCTGATGGATAGTTTATATTCGAGGTTTTCAATTTTTCGCCGCAGTCGTCTCAACTCTTCTTCGCTTGCAGGCTTCTGCGGATCTACCACTACAACCTTCTCTCTCGATATGTTGTATCGATGGTTGACGATGCCGTTCACCTGAACTTCACAGCCATCCAGAGTCAGTTTATCCACAACGCCTTGCACCCATACCTGGCAATGGCTGAGTTGCATCTGTCCGACTGGCCCTTGGAATACATATTTGTGGTCAGTCATAATCACAGCGCAACTTCGAGGTAATCACCTATGGCACTACAGGCACCGATAAGTGCGATGAGCACCACACCAATAACTGTACCCAATAACAACTGCTTGAACATATAATCAAGCTGTGTCTCTTCGCGCAGTTCCGCGATAATCTTCTTAAATTTTAGGATTGTTTTCATACTTGTCAGTTTTAATTGTTATACTTCTTTGTTGCCGTAGATGGATTCGCACCATCGACGCACGGGTTAATCCCCGCCGCTCTACATACTGAGCTATACGGCATACCATATATATTTATCAGAAGTGAGGCTCATGCAGGTGCCCAACCCTGCCTAAGATACTTGGTTATTCGCTCATGGACAATAGCGAACCTCGCTCCATCTGTACGTTCTGTTTAAATTCCGCATTCCTGCGGCTCATTCGGCTTTCATTCTCTCCCACCCTTCCCTCGGCCTTACACTACTACCTATCTGCCCGTCGATGACCTATCACGTAGGTCTTGCAGATTCGGAACTTACCGCTCACGCTTGCTTTCTTTTTTGTGGCCGTACTTCACAGCCCTCTTTCATGCTGTCTTTTTTCCTCGCCACCCGCGATTGGTCTATTTCGCTGCCGTTTCGATTTCTGTAACGTACAGGCTTGCGCCCTGGCTGCTTACAGTCCTCAGTGATCTCAACAAATGATTTTGCCTACTTACCGGGATTGCACGCTGCACGTCCCTCGGCGTTTGCGGAAGGTGAGAGATTCGAACTCCCGAAGCGTTTTGCCGCTTGCCTCGTAAGCAGTGAGGTGCTTTCGTCCACTCAGCCAACCTTCCAAATTATTAGTCTGTTATTCTGTCTTTATCTCGTTACTTTGTCTTTTTTGAAAAACCAGCGAGCCTCACGGATGGCTGGTGGTAAGAAATAGTAATTTAATAACTTAACGTATGCGTTGGCCGCTGCCAGACGTAACTACTTTTGAAAACAATCTAATAACCTAAAACATACGGTATAACCTATTCAACTTTTAAATCCTTTATCTTTCCATCCTGAACCCATTGCTTAATCTCATGCAGCGGGTAGAGCCAGTCTTTTGTGGCATGGTGGCCCTGTTCATCGTTCCACTCCACGCGCGTTCTGTTGAACATCTGACCATGATCCTTCATGAAACGAGGTGTCAGTGTGCCGACGTGTTCGCAAAGTACCTCAGCCGTGACCCATTTTTCATTATAGGTCAACATCGCCTGCTTCACCGTCGCAACTATCTCGGCTCTTAGTTTACTGTCCATTGATTTTATATTTAAAGATTTCGCGTTTCAATCTCTTGTTTTCCTCACTCAATTCTTTAACTCTGCTTCTTAATAAATCGACTTCGGCTTTATTCGCATCCATAAACTCTTTGGTCACTTTCACCAATCGTTCTAACGCTTTCCTCATTTTAGTCTCTTTCTAACATCGGAATAATACCAAGTTTCTTCAGCTCTTCATAGAGGAATCGACGCCCTGCCTGAGTCCACTCAGTGTGAAGCACGACATCAGGCATACCGTTTGAGCGAACAATATCAATGCAACGACTTGAAACGTAGCCGCAATCCTTATAACGAGCGTACAGAATCCACTGCCCGTTGTTGCTGTATTGAATACCCATGTCCGCCAGTTGTTTGTTCATAGCCTTTGCGCTCATGCCGTAATCCTGTGCAATCTGCGATACGGTCAGCAAAGCCTTCGAACGCATAATCAGATCAAGATAGTTTCTGTCGTGCTTTAGTTCTTGGTTTTCTGCTGCAAGTTGTACGTTCTCATTCTCCAGACGAGCACGTTCCATCTTCAACTCATTATTCTCGATGGCGAGAACCTTCTTCTCTCTGTATTCCTTAGCCCATGCCATTGCAGCTTCGGCAGGATCGGTGAAGTTTGGCAAGGCAATCATTCCTTCGCGTGACTTCTTTTCAAGTTCCTCCCAACGGATGACCAACTTTGCACGGGCTTCGTCGTTGAACTTTGTGGCGACATACAGACACTCAGTCTTTGTCAGTTCAAATGCTGGTCTCATCTCACCTTTTGCATCCTTATATTCAACGCGGGAAAAATTTCCCCCGTTGACTTTCTCCCATGCTGGTTCCATCGCACGGATGGCTTTCAGTACATCATTGTGTGGCTTACCGGTCAGCTTGGAAATCTCCAAACTGCTCATCGTCCGCCTACTCTCTTCAAATTGAATCAAATCGTTCATAGTTCCTTTTTAGTTATCATTTAACTCTCGTAATACTCACTGCGTTTGCGTCAAAATCCTGCTTAACCAGAAATTCCAATTTCTCCTCCTGCTTCAACTGGGTGCAAGTCACACGGGCAGCAGACACCTTCTTTGCGTCCGTCAGCGTGAAGATGCGAGTCTGTCCGATGCGCATTTCCCTAAGTTCCTGTCGTGTCACCTTTTCTTGTACCATTTTACTTAATCTTTCTTAATTATAATACACTTTTGTTTTATAATCGGAGAAAAAGCCGTATATTTGCACCCTATCACCTGCGCAAATGGCGGTTATCAAAGCCCTAAAATTGATTTCCCGTCATACGGCTATTTCTGTGCCCGATTATTAACTTACTTAATTTGGGTGCAAATATAAGTCAAAAATGTGGGATTGAAAAGATTTATACTAAAAAAGTGTAGGATATTAACAACATTTAAGACAAAAACGTATGATTGAGCGACAAAAACGTCTGATTGAGGTCTATGAGCACCTGCGTAGATATTTCGGCATCCACACAAAGACTGGATTCGCCGAAGCACTCCACTATGGTCGTACAAGTATGTCGGCTGCTATGAATGGAGATGAAAAGTATCTCACCGATAGTTTATTCAAGAATATCTGCGAAGCATACCCAGGCGTGTTTGACATTGACTACCTCCTGACAGGCAAAGGCGCACTCCTTACCGTTGAGGAAGAAGTGCGTAATGTGGATATTGATAAAAATATCAATCTGACAAAGCCTGAGATTCCTGACTTTGTGAAGCAACTATGCGAAGAGACTGCTCGCCTTGCCACCCGTAATGAACTGCTGGAGCGTCAATGTGAGAATCTTATCGCAGAGCTTCGGGCTTCAAAGGACAAAAACGACGCTTTCCTGCTTGAACTCCGAAAGTCGCAAGAGTTTAATGACTCGCTGGTGGCTGACCTCAAAATATCCCGCACACAGAATGATGCCTTGATTACAGAGCTGCGCGAATCTCGCAAAAAGTTCGATGCAGTCGTCAAGGAATTAGAAGGTTTTAAGGATCAGTTCTCGATGGCCCTCAGTCAACACCCAAAATTCACCGAAGAAGACCTTGGCGTTCTGCGCGTCAATGATAAAGGTGAAGCCATCCTGACCATTCAGGTGCCACCAGTCAAGGCCACCACAAAGTCAAAATCAAAATCAAAAACCAACAAGACACCTGTGGGCTACATCAGTGGCAATGTGAAGTTTATCACCGAAAAAATGGTCAAACAAGCCATCGATGCTTTCCCACCGAAGGGTAAGTAATTAACAGATATTTGCGTTTTTCTCATGCGTGTGTCCTTTTTAATAATTACGATATTGAATAACCTTCAAGTGGTGTGGGAACTTTATTCAATGTTTCCCCATCGCCATGAAACACACGCAGTTAACCTATTCAATATCACCAGATTACATTATTCCCGCATATCCCCAAACGGATCACACGAGATTTGGTGGGGATATGCGCAGAAATGGGCGCACCCACCGTAAATACAGGGGTTTTGCTTAAATCGGAGGAGGATATGAAGAAAGACAAAACACGACATTTTGAGACATTTTTGGGCGAAAGTTACCCCGAAATATTACCCCAATGGGGAACGATGGGGAAACATCCAATTAACAATGGGGCTTTAGACCATGACCCCGAAGGTATTGAAACCCATAACCACACTGAGGTTGTAACCAAAGACCCCGAAGGAATTGATGGTCATGATCCCGATGTTAAAAACGATAAACAGCCATCGCTGGATGAGATTTGGGAATGGCTTGGCGACCCTGATATGGAAGTTTAATGAAAGTTTAATGAGAATTTAATTAAACTTAATGTCTCAATAATAGCCTTTTATCGGCATTTGCGTGAGTTTAATGAAAGTTTAATGAAAGTTTAATAGCAAAAATGAAAATATTAACAAACATAGTCTGGGACTATAAAGGTCGGGCAGAGAAGCACGGCGAGGGACAGCTTGATATAAGAATCAGATTCAACGGGAAATACTATCATATCGGAACAGGCATCAAGGTGCGCAAGGCTGAGTATGTAGCGGGGAAGATAGTCAACCGTCCTGATGCATCGGTGCTCAATGACCGGCTCGCTATATTATATAGTAAAGTATGTGCGTGCGTAGATGCGTGCGTGCGCGATGGGGAAGATTTCAACATCGAAGCCATCAAAGCAAGCATCTGGAGTGTCAAAGAAACAAACTCAAAGGAGGCACCCTTCATCGAATGGTGCGAAGCCCAGATTCCGCTGCTTGGTGTGAGCGGCGGTACGGTGAATCATTACAATCCGCTCGTGGTGCGGCTGACTGAGTTCGGCAGGATCAAGAACTGGCAGGACTTGACCGTCGAGAACATCTGCAACTTCGATGCTTGGCTGCATACCGTCACCAAGCCTCTGAGTGATGTGAAGCGCAAGACAGGCGTGCAACCTGAGAAACTTTCCGATGGTGGCATCTATAACTATCATAAATGCCTGCGTGCGCTGCTGAATCGTGCGCTATCATTCGGTAAGATAGAAAACAATCCGTATAATCGTCTGAAGGGCAAATTCAAGCGAGGCGACAAACCACTGCCCGATTACCTCTCCGAAGAGGAAATGGCGATGTTTGACCAACTGATACTGCCGAAGGGATCACCTATCGATGTTGCGCGTGACCTTTTCATCTTTCAAATGTTCACTGGCCTCAGTTACTCAGACATGCAGGCATTTGATGCTTCCGACTATAAGTGGGATGGCTCAGCATGGAAGAACGTCGGCGAACGTATCAAGACCGGCGTGCCGTATGTTTCCTATCTGTTGCCTCCTGTGGTGAAGGTGCTAGAGAAATACAACTGGGAGATTCCTCAGATCAGCAACGCAGATTACAATAGACAACTTAAAGCACTTCAGACGATGATGGGCATCAAGACGAAACTCCACTCTCACCTTGCTCGTCACACCTTCGCCACGTTTATGCTCGATAAGGGTGTGCCGATTGAGCATGTCAGTAAGATGCTTGGCCATACGAACATCACACAGACGCAGCGGTATGCGAAGGTGAAGCCCAAGGCCATCTATGACGACTTCGACCGTGTGGCTGGGATGATGACGAAGGCCACAGAGCCGACAAAGAAGCGCAAGAATAAACAATAAAAACGTGGTCGCTCTCTCAGCGGCCACGTTCCCCAAAACTTATTATTACAAAAAACCAACAAGGTTATGAATCCAACAGTTTCATGACTGGCACCTTATAGAATGCTGGCATACCTGCGACGGCACCTTTGACCAAAGCGATCTTGTCGTCTTCAAATTCAAACTCGCCTTCGCTGTAGTAAAGTTCGCGAGCCCAATCCATCACGCTGATATCCTGCGTGGTCATATAGATTTGATTGGCGATGCTCTTTGTCATATCAACCGTCACCTTCTGACGCTCGATGGTCTCGCACTCAACTTTTGAAAAATCAATCTTCTTCATAATTCTCTGGGATTAGTTTAACTTTTATTTAATGTATATGTTGTGTCGTTGATAGACACCTTGACGTTGCTGCCGTCGGTGAAGAGATAGACACCTCCAGCCAGATACAATCTACCGCCGTCGAGTGACAGATTGCCGCCGTTGGTGTAAATGGCCCTGGTGGTCGCCGTCGATCCGACCATATTAATGACTCCGTTCATGGAGATATAATCAGAGCCTGACTTGATGACCAACTTTCCGGCATCGCTGTCGAAGTATATCCGATTCGTGTTGTCTCCGATATACAGATTATCGACCGCCTTCAGTGTATTCACGTTCAAAGTGTCCACCGTTCCGCTTCCGCTCGTAGGCACGCCGAGAGCCGACACACCGCCCGTGGCGTAAAAGTTCGCAGACTGGCCGTTGTACTTTTCAGCTTTGATAGCGTTGTTCTCCTTGTCGTATATCAGTCTGATGTCGCCAATCTGAAGAAAGCTTTCGTCATGACCACCGCTGATAATTAATCCTGAAGGAATAAAATCTCCTTTACTGATACCTTTCGTCGGGTCTGCAACTGTTGCTTTGGATTGTATGGTTAATCTTCCAGATTCTTCCTCGATAATTCTTGAAGAGTAGTCAACATCGCTTCCTCCGTAGTGGAAGTCAATGAATCCTCCGTGACCAGCAGCGACTCCGTTGGTGTTCATCTCGATACTCTGCGTACCACTGATGCTGCCAGTCATGGCAATATTCAATACATCCGACATATTGCCTGAGACGTTCGCCGACCCATCAAAGATCTGTCCCCAAATCGTGCGGGCCGTAGCTAACTTCAGGGCAGTCTTTGCGCTGCCGTCGGTAAAGTAACCATTAAGCGTGTCGATGTATCCTTTCAACACCTGGCCTTGGTTGGCCGATAGACTGTCCGATGCCGAAGTACTGGTGAGATTGTCCTGCACTGGTCGCCATGTGTTCGTATCGGTCCAAGGAACATTCACATAAGCCTTCTCATTCGAGAGCAACACGGCATAGTTCCTGTTGCTGCCGTCGGTCGTAAATCCTATCTGAATACCGCCGCGCGTGCCGTTTGCTGCCAGTGGAAGAGCGTACGAACCACCGCCTGCTGCGCCATATTTCCATTTCTGTGTGGCGTTGTCCCATACGAGCGTCATACCATCTTGCGAGGCCCCAGGAGCCGACAGACCACTATTGTTGATGCTCAGCAGGGGTTCGTTCAGAGAACCGCCACCACCGCCGCCGCCGGATGAGTTCTGACCGAGGGCAGAGAGATATGATGGAGTCCAGAGGCCCGTTTTGGCCTTGATGCCTGTAATGGTGTTGGTAGTCTCTATGGTGTAGCCTGTCTCCTCGTCGGTGCGAGTCTGCGTGGTGGTGTCGATGAAGGTGTTCGGTGTGGCTACCAGGTCTGTGGTCTCGTCGTCGATCACCGTCTCGCCGTCCTTAGTCAGTACACGCTGGCTATACTGAAGTTCAAACATCTGGTTGAAGAACGCCTTCGACACGAAGTTATCGTTCACCCAAGATTGCTGAGCGTATCCCGAAAGCGATGACGGGTCGAAACCGCTGCCACCGCTTCCACCAGAGCCGCCGTCGCCGCCCCACATGCGCTTTCCTTTTTCTTTATTGAGTATCATAAAGCCTACTTACTTCTGAATGAATATTACTTTTGCCACATCATCGCGCCAATCTCGCCCGATGGACACGGGATAGCATACTACATTGTCGATGGTGGCTTCGTCCTGTGGGGTGAGTCCTGCAACGTCTTGATCATTGGCCAGCAGCTCTGTGCGGTACATCAGTTTTGACTGTCGCCAATAGCCCGTTGATTGACCGCCGACGCGATAGGCGAGCAATGCCTCCTGTTCCCAGGGCTGACCAGAACCGTCCGCGGCCGAATAGATACCGTAACCGAACTTTACATGTCCAAAACTACAGAATATGCAGTCGGCATTCCATTCCTCCACGCAGGCACTATCATTCTCTGCCGTAAACTCATACGTCGTTTTGTCCTGATTCGATGGCAATAAAGGCAAGCTACCATGATATGCCATATCAATAGTGAAGTCAGTCAGCGCGAAGTCGTAGACAAGAAGGGTAGCTATCGGGTCAGCTGTACCGAGAAATTCCACAAAGAGCTTTCCGAAATAGCCTGCACCGAATGGCACGGGGATATTCTTTTCATACGAACCGCTTCCATACATGCTGTTGAGGTAATAGAGTGTTTTGCCTTTATTGCCGATAGTCACCTGAATGGCCGATTCAGTAGTGCTCCATCCTGCTCCCGTAAAATATTTACGAGTCGTGGTTCCGCCGTGTGTTGTCTCGATACCGAGACGCACATACATCTTCTTGTCTCCGTATTCATTGTCTCCAGAGGTGAAGTCCATCTTATATCCTGCATAGACGGTCTCTGCATTCAGCGTAAAGTACAGGCCTTGAAAGTTATGCTCAAACTTGGTGGCTATTCTAACTTTTACCGAACCATTATATATTCCATTACACTGCACGATGTTTGTGGTGCTTGAATTGAAATCAAACGGGAATGAATCTACAATCCAGCCAGTCGCAAAGAGACTTGTGCCATAGGCTGTGCCAGACATATCAATACCGTCGATACTCGTGGCCTTCCTGTCATACCAGAAAGCCTTGTCACCGCCAGCTTCCCACGTATCACCACTTTGAGCGGCTGTCATGTGGTCTATGATATACTGCGGATAGCATTGAATGATTTCTTTATCTGCATTGCCAGCGTCACCCTTCACGGTGGCTTTTGAGTAACCACGTTGGAGAGTGACATCGTTATTGACGGAGGCGAAGACGTTTCTGATGGTGACGCTTTGGACGTTGACCGACGTACCAGCAGCCGTACCGCCTGCCATGCGTTCAAGATCGTTGTTGGTGCCGCTGGCGGACATCTTGATGAACGTTGAGTCAGCGTTGGGAGCACATAGATAGACCGATCGACCATGCACGCGAGCCGTCAGGCCCCAATAGCGGCAAATGTCCTCCAGCACATCATACTTGTTATATTTCGCAGATATAGTGTTTTCGTCCTTGTCGAGTTCAACAAAGCATTGCGGGTCAATCAGACAGAGTATATTGTTCTGCATCGTCGTACCACCCTGGAGATACACGTAATCAAAGCTGATGACACCATTCGACACCGAAACGATATAGTCGAGGATGCTTTTCAGATAGTAAGCGAAGTTCTTCATCTCGGTCACCGGCTGTGTGGCGAGCACGATGTCCTGACCGGATGCGGAAGCCAATTGGCATTGAATGGGGTACTCTCGCTCCTGCGGGTTGCCGTACAGGGTGGCCCCGAAGTTCTGCGACTGCATGAAGCCCTGCCACAACACCTTACCGCCTTGCGTGAGCGTCACGGGCCGAGCGGTATCCGTTAGCGGAACGAGGTCTTTCCAATCGAAAGCGTTGCCGTTGGCATCGAGTCCATCGTCCACGATGCGGATATAGCCGGTCTGCGTGCGCACAGGGCAGAAGACATCCTCGTCGTCGCCTTCTTCCGTGACAAACGGCGATGCAGCAGGCTTCAATGCAATAGTGCTTTCCGTACCGCCGCCGATGGTGACGACATACGGCGCATCTGTCGTTGCAGACCGAAGACTTCTAAATGTTATTGTATAATTATGTGCCATAACTGCCTTTTAAATACCGACAATTATGGCGCAGGGGTTTACTTTTTGCGACTACGACAACGCGCCGGAGCCTTTCAGCGAGAACGAGCCAGTGGCGAGGTTGCCGTGGTTCAGGTTCAGTTCAGCCTTGGTTATCAGTGCCCTACCCGTCAGCAACTGCGTTGATCCGGCCTTCACGTAGACGGTCACGAATGTACCCGCTTTCAGCACTTTCTGCACATCCGCATTCTCCAACAGCAGCCAGCCGACACTCATCGACCACGATTTTCGGCCCTTGATGATGTTCGTCCACTCCTGATCGTTGACGTCAGCCGAAGCTATTTCTATCGAGCCGCACTCCGTGTTGATGGTGTTCGACCGTGTGCCTGCGATGATCTTCGACGTGCCAGGCGACAGCGTGGCATCGCTCGTCGCTATGAATATGTTATTACCAAGTACTGCCATACTATATCTGTTAATCTGTTACTCTGTCTTTAATCGTTACTATGTCTATCGCCATGTGACGAACTCACCCCTTCCGGTTCGCTTTGCCCACCGCTCAGCACAGATGAACAACTGTTCGCCACTCAGCTTGCCGACCACCTGAATCCTGCTACCGCCGTTCTGTATGCCTGCTGCGAGATTGTTGGTCTGCGCAGCCGTCAGCACGACCTCGCCAGCATTCAGCCCAACCATCTGTGAGCCATCGACCAAAGCTGGCACATTGTCACCACTGTATGCGTTGCCTTTCACGATACCACCCTCGGCGTAACCCGTTGCGGAGTGAATGGCTGAGATGGTTGTGATCATAGATGCCGTGCTCGCAGCAGCAGCACCTATGAAGGCCCAGATATTCGATTTTGTACTCCAGTCTGTCGAGAGAGCCTGAGCGTATGCCTGTGCCACCGTTGCGATAGCCTGAGCCACAAGTCCGGCAATCTTTCCCGCTGGGTCTTCGATGCTCTGCAAAGCACCACCAACGGAACTAATGGCACTCGCAGCAGCCTTCCAAGAGTCAGCGGCCTCCTTGCCGTCGTTTGAGATACCCATAAAGTCCTTGATCTCGTTCTGAGTCTTTTCGATTTCCTGCTGATACATCTGCCACGCACTTGATGACATACCGCCGAACTCCTCCTGTAGCTTGATGAGTTCTTTCAGGTGGTCTTCCAACTGCTGAAGGGGAGAAATGACAGCGGGCAGATCGTCCTTCATTTTGGCGAACGGATCGGTTACACTCGATGGCGCGATACCTACACCCACATCCACAGCCTCCATCTTCGGACGCTGCTTGATCTTGCCGGTCATCAGGTCGAGAGCATACTGCTGTTCGTCGATTTCCTCTTTGATGCGTCTGCGACTGTCATCATCAGCAGCAGCACGCCAAGCCTTTTGCAACTCCTGCACCTTCTTTGTCTGCGCATCGATAGAACCTTCAAGCGGGATGTATTCTGGTGTGGTCTTACCGCCACCTTTCTTTGTTTTTTTATTGTCATCATCTGATGGAATTAAAGGATTTTTTGCGGGACTTGAAATGGTTTTATAAAGGTCTTCGTATTGTTTCTTAACTTCTTTTAAAGCCTGAACCCGTTCGCGGTATATCTGGATGCTACCCATTCCACCTTTCTCTGCTTGCTGAAGTTTTGCCTCCGCAGCATTGATGGAACGATTGATAGCTGCCAACTGTCTGCTGTAAAGAGCTGACGGGTCTTTGGAATTGCGCAGGTTGTCTCCAAACCTTTCCATCATACCACCGCCATTCATATTGCCGATGGTTTTACTTATTCTTCCGGCCTCGTGAAGATAGTTTATCAAATTACCAACGTAACTTAACGCATTTATAGCCCCAACTTTGATAGAGTTCCAAAGACTATCGCTGCTCTCTGTGATTGGCCCGAATGTATTACCCAGTTCCATCATTGCGTTTTCAAGTCTGGTCTGTGCCTGGGCTGCACGGTCGGAAGCTGTCTCCACATAGTCGCCAGCCTTCTTCATACGCTCCTCAATAATCTGCGCTACGGCGGTGGTCATGTCGCCAGTCTCTTTCATTCTGTTCTTGATGTCGGTGGCAGATAGTCCGAGGTTGTCGAGGATGGGGAGCGACTTACGGCCAAGACCGGTGACTATACTGTCAACGAGATAGTTGACATCCTGACCTGTATCCCTGGCCTGTTGCTGGGCGAAAGCGAGGAATGTGCCCATCTGATCCATCGACAGATTAAAGTTATCGAACTTCACTGCCTGCTTCATCAGTTCGAGGTCGTTCACGGTGTTATGAGTGGCTTCGCGCAAGTTGTCGAGTAATCCTGGCTGGTTCAGCCGCTCAAAGGCTTTTGATACGCCCTCAGCCTCACGAGCCATAGCAATACCTTTGCTTGTGGCTTCCGCAAATCCACTTGCCACCGTACCAATGACGGCTGCAAACGAGGCGTACTGCGCTGCAGCTGCCACTAACGATTTCGTTGATTGGTTGATGATACCGCCCATTGTCAGGTTTTCTTGCTTAAACTGGTTAAGCGTCCTACTTGCCTTTGCGATGCCTGCGTTATAATTGTCGGTGTTCGCTTTGATGCGAACAAGCATATCACTATTAGCCATTTGCTACTCGTTTTATGTATTCATTAATATTTGCTGCCAAATCCATAGCCGCCTTTTGCATGTGGAAGGGGGCTACGTGTCCGAACATATCCGTTTGCCTGATGCTGCCGCGCTTTCCGAAACGAGATTCACGCTCAACGGTGCCCGAAGATATGAATCTGAGGATGAAGCCACGATCGGAACCGTAATACTGATCAAGTCTGTTGCGACTCTCATACCTCGTTCTACGGTTGCCGCCTCGCTGTCCTGTTTGTAATTTATGTTGCCTAATCAAGTCGTATTTTGCACCCGCATTACGCTTCTTCAAGATACTCACGTTTCCGCCGAATAGTTGCTTGTAGACGACGTGCTTCACGGCTCTTGCAGACTTGCGTGGATCTTCCTTGATATAGTTCTTTATGTCTTGGCTGATATGCTTCCGTGCCTCCTGGAGTAGTTTCTTGATGAGTGTTCTGACGTGTCGGTCAAAGTTGGGCTCATACGTCAGCATGTGCTCGAACTTCTCCTGATTCTCGATGAAACCAGAAAGCTCGACACTCTCCGACGATTCACTGCTGCCAACGCTGCGTGATGATGACCTGCCTTTCCAATAGTCTGGATTATTTGAATATACTCCCATACAATAAACCCCCGATATGCTGTCGGGGGTTTACCTACATAAAAAGACCGGCTCGCGCATCGCTGCGGGAGCCGGTCATGGTGTTAGCAAACTATCTTGTATCAACAAAACAAGTTCTATTCCTGCGATGGCTTCGATAGTTGTGCATTCATCGCGGCCATCTCGGCTTGCATCTGGTCGCGCTCTTCGTCGGTGATTGGTGCTACCGGCTCGCTGTCCCAAGGAAACTTCAGCAGGTCATTAATGGAGTTAATGCCCGCCTCTCGCAAGGCCTTGCTGCCGCATTGAGCCTGCATGATGTTGTATGTCATCCAACGGGCGATGGCCCAGGGGTGCCGGTGTCGGCGGTCGTAGCCGCGCTCAATCATCAGCAGGTCGATGTAACGGAGCTCATAGAGGTATTCCCTTCGCGGTGTTCCGATTTCGCCCACGAACTTCGCATAGCGTTCGTGAGCGGTCAGACGTTTTTTGACTCAGCCTTTCCGCCGTTGACACCGGCCTGCTCTGCCTCCTGCTTCAGCTGCTCTTCTACTACCTTTGCCACACCGTACCACTTGTTACGCAGTTCCACGATGGATGTAATCAGGTCGTTGCGCTCTTGTGGTGTGGATTCGTAGAGCATGTATTCCGATGAAACGGGCACCTCCTTGCTATCCTTCGTGTAGGCTGCGACAATAGCCGCCATCGCAAGCGTCAACCAGTCGCCGATGGTGCATGGTGCCGCCTCCTTGATGATGGTGTTACCTTTTTCGTCGGTTCCAAAAGTGGGCAAAAACACATTGATACTTTTCCGGCTGATTTCCTCGAATCCGTTCTCCGTAGCTGCGCAGTATATCATCATGACCTGCTGGCCGTTGATTGTGATTTCCTTCTGTTGTGTCATAGTTCCTTTGTTTTAATTAAGAAAAAAACCGCCCGCGCTGCTTACCAATGAAAGGAGGAAAGACAGGCGGACGGCTGATAGATGTTAGGCTGCCACGGTGTAGTCGCCGTAGCCGTTGAGAGTGGCGGTATAGTCGGCATTCTGTCTGTTCGGACCGTTGATAGCCAACTGTGACAGGATGACGCTGCCGCTCACGATGGTTGAAGATGCTGTGCGGTTGTTGTCGCCACCGACATTCGCAATCTTCCACTTCACAGGTGTACCAGCCTCGTAGATGGTTTCGAGATCAGCAAGCGACTTGGCACCGACCTGCGACGTGATGGTGTCGCCAGAGCGAATCAAAGCACCCGTCGAGATGTCATAGTTGAGAGCCGTTGGCTCCTGGATGGTCCATTCACCAGTAGTGTCCTTTGTCGTTGCGTCTTCCATCGTCAGGCTGACATGCAGCGAGAGCGTCTTTGCGGCCCCAATGACCATTGAAGGTGCTGCCGTGTTGTCGCTGCCCAGGAACAGGCGAACGAACTGACCCTTGGTATAGCTTCCCAATGGAATGACCTCGGTAACTTCGCTTGCGGCAACGGTCTGTAATGGACCGCTACCCGTAAATTGGAGCTGCTTAGTGCTATTCGTTCTGTCGTCAAATTGAAAGACAACATCGTTCAAGAATGCAGATCCTTTGCGGGCGAATGTGGCCTTCGAGCGCGTCTGGTTGTCTGATGTCGAAGTCTCGTCCCACATCAGCGTCATGGGCGACATCGACTTGATGGCGGTGAGCATCGCAGCGGCATCGGCCACGTTCAATGAATCGCACGATACTGACCACGATTTGCTGATAGTCGTCGGCATAGCAGCGGCTCCAACAATATCTTTGTGGCTGGCATCGTCGGTATTGTTTGTGAGATTTACCGTGCATCCCGTCGCCATACCAATCACCTTGTATTTAGCGGCTGTGGTGTCGTAAATACAGATGCGAAAGTTTTGTCCTTTGAGTGTTGCCATATTCTTTTAATTTTTGATTAAGTCAACTCTGAGTGTGTAGGCACTGCCGTCCTGTTTGCGACCCACGGCACCGACGCAGTATTTCGTGTCGGCGGGGATTTCGTTGACCATTTCGGCCAATGCCTCGCGAATGGGTGCTTCGAGCACGGCGGTGCCATTCTTCAGCAGGTCGTCATAGACGCTGGGCTGCTGTGTTTCTTCCTTAGTCTTGCTCATCGTCGTTCAGATTAGAAACGTCACACTGATAGCGGAGTGTCTGCCAATAGCACGGCTTCAGCGAGTCGTACTGGATAGCATCAGCCGAGAAGGTGTAGTCGTTGACGGCTGTCTCGTGCTCGCGGAAATAACTCAGGATGGTGTCGCGCACCGCCTGCGTTAGATCGTGCAAGTCCTTGATCGTCTCGCCCGTCACCTCCACTCCGATATTCACCGTGTCATAGCAGCCCTCATACACGTCATCCTTCGTCTGGTTCTGATTGTTCAGTCCGTCGAAGGTGACAATGATGTAAGGCACAGGCACGTTGTCGGCATCCTCGTCGGGCAGCGGGATGGCTGTACCGTAGAGTCGGCCACCTATCCGCTCCACCAGCGCGTGGTTGCTCTGAATGGCTACAATGAAGATGCTATCTGTTGCGAGGCTCATCTGTTCGGTGTGATGTTTGTTAATACTTTGATTTCAGATTTCTCTCCCTCTGGGGAACCGTGGGCGGTCAACCTGTTGCTGTTGCATCGGAGCCGCCCACGGCAGGAACTATTCCCAGAAGTTGAGCGAGTGAGAGTGATTAGACGCTGGGGTTCACGACCTTCAGCAGCATGAATGCCTGAGGCTTGCCGCTGGTGTTACCGTTAACGAGTCGGCTCAGCTCAGTAATCGAAATCTCCGTGGAGAATACGATAACAGTTTTATTAGCCTTGGCCACCTGAGCACTTGTCGCGTCAACCGTCTGACGAACGAGGCCGTGCTGCTGGATGGGCAGGTACTGGAACAGACCGATGCCGATGTACTCGTCGGTGTCCTTCACGTACTCCTGCTCGCCGTTCAACGTGTAGTTGATGTGCTTGGTGGAGACGTAGGGGTGACCGCAGAGCAGGCCATTGTCGATGATGGGGTGAGCTGCCACACCGTCGCCCTCGAAGGTGTGCTTCAGCTTGGCCTCCATCTTCGGAGAGATGACTACGCAGCCCTCGTCGTCGAAACCGAGCTCGGCAATCTCGGCGAACTTCTCGTCAATCTGAGCACCGATGGTGTTGTCCATTGTGATGGTGCCGGGAGTGACCATAGAGAATGCGCCCTTGTTGCCCTGCCAGTTGGCGTGCGAGTAGTTCTTCTTGGCGAAGTAGATACGCCATGCCTTCTGAATCTTGTAGAGCACGAATGCCACGAGGTCGAAGGCGGCGTTGTCGATGGCCTTGTTGCTGACGGCCACGGAGAGAGACACACGGCGGCTCTGCACCTTGATGTTGTCGAAGTCGAGTGCCTGGTCGTTGATGGCTTCGATTTCGCCTACCTCCTCCATCTCAACGTCGTTGATGCTGTAGGGATAGAGCTCGTCGCCCTCAACGCCGGTGACGAACGACTGACCGACGGGGCGGCCAAGACCGTTCACCTTGGTGTCGATGATGTCCTCGATGTAGAGGTTGATGGCACCTGACTCGGTGATAGACGAACCGTCTGGGGTTGACTTCGGAGCCAGCGTGGTGGTGGCATCCTCGCGCTTCTGGCGAACGCCCTGCAAGTACTCGCGGTACTGCTTGTTGCGGTCCACCTGCTCACGGATTTCGGCAATAGCTGCCTCGTCCTTCGAGAGCAGAATCTCGCGGCGGTTGTCTTCCAACTCTGAGGTCAGTTCAGCCATTTCGCGCTTCTCTTCCTCGGTGTACTCCTCACGGCGCTCCTTCTCCATCTTGGTGTAGATTTCGCGCATACGGGCCTGAATCTCGCGGTTGCGAGCGGCCTTCTTCATAACTTCTTTCTTTGTCATGATCGTTACTTTTTAAGGGTTTATACTAATGTTTACTAAAAGTCGATTTCCTCGGTTTCGAGGTCGAGCAGGTTCAGGCGCATCCGCATCACGGCCTTGGCCTCGCGTGCCTTGCGCTCAAGTTCCTCAGTCTCACGAGCCTGCTTTTCAGCATTGGTCTCGCCACCGTTGGCTTCACGCTCCTGCTGTTCGCGGGCTTCACGCTCGGCTTTCTCGGCATTGGTCTCACCGCCGTTGGCCTCACGCTCCTTGGCCTCACGGGCTTTCTTCTCTTCCTCAGTCTCCTGGGGCTGCTCGCGCTTCAGCTGGGCTTCGATGGCAGCGTCTATGCGGTCGCTGGCTTCACGGGTGGCGACACTGGTCTGCTCGTAGGCTGGATGGGTGACTATCGACACGTCGTAGAGTGCGGTGATGCGCTTCACATGACGGAGCCACACCACTTTGCCATCCTCAATATCGTTGGTCTTCTCGTAGCTCACGCCGTTCTCGCTGTCCTCGTAGTCGTCGTCGAAGGCGAACGACATGCCGGTGATGTCGCCGCGCTTGATCAGCGTCAGCGTGTCGTTGGCGGCGGTAGTTTCTGGCAGGTCACACTCGCAGTCGATGCCGTCGCCTCGCATCTCCAGCTTCAGCGTGTCCTTGTCGGGGTTGTTACGATAGCGACCCAGCACGTTCACCACGTTTGAGTTGTGGTTCAAGTTCAGGATGATGTCGCTCTTCTGGAGCACTTCACGACTGATGCAGCCAGGCTCCAGTATCTCGTACACCACGCGGGTCGATGACCACGGTGTGAGATTGTGGCTGCGCACACCGAAGACTATCGGGCGACCGGCTATCACGCGACTGCCCTGCTGTCCTTCAGTTTCTCGCACTTGCAGTCCGCAAGTGTCCGAGCCGATGAATCTTACCTGTTTTGTCATATCTCGTTGATATTTGAAATTGTTATCTACTATACCCCCGTTTTAGTATCTGGGGTTTACTGCGCGTCGGATGTGCTTCTCGCGCTTCTTTCTTTGTTGCTGAATCTCGCGCTCCAGTGCGTCGATTTCTTCTTTTGTTGGGTTGGGTGTCATACGCTGTCAGTTTTTAATCATTAGGTAACAACTTGCGAACTGTTATGTAACAGTTGCCGAGTTGTTAGGTAACAGTTTATTTTCCGTCTGCTGGCGGTTCATTTCCTTCGCCACCTCCAACGGTGTATTTGCCGGGCTTCAGCTGTGTGGCAGCGTCGGCCTTTGCCATGAGTGCTTTGAGGGTCATCAGGTTCGCACTACCCATTGGCTCGTCACCACCTTCGACGGCTGGCAGATCATGCTCGGCACGCACCTCGTTGAACGTCCAACCGTTCTGCAAGTGGTAGCTGTCAATCTTCGCCTGCGTCTCCTTGTCCATGCGCAGCAGTGGCTGTTCGCACAGGTGGAAGCGGTGCTGACCGAAGTCGTAGATGGAGAGCAGCTTGCGGAAGCACTCGGCCTCCATCTCGGCACCGTCTGGCGCTATCGTGCGGCTCAGGTACTCCATCGTCGCGTTGGTATATGTGGTGTAGTGCGAGTTGGTGTCCATCATCAGCAGTGGGCGAGGGGTGGCGTAGAATCGTGCCACGTCGTCGTGCGACATGCCCAGCAACTCAATCATCTGCATGTCCTGTGCACTGAGACTGAGGTTCTGGAATTGTTCAAGG